CGGCTTCGTCAACCCAATCCTGATCGGCGACCGCGACGACGTGATCGCCGGTCACGGGCGGCTGATCGCGGCGCTGGAACTTGGGCTGGCGGAAGTCCCGACGATCACGCTTTCGCACCTGTCCGCCGTCCAGAAGCGCGCCCTGATCTTGGCCGATAACCAGATCGCGGCGAACGCGGGCTGGGACGAAGCGTTGCTGGCGCGGGAACTGGCGGCAATTCAGGAAGAAGGCTTCGATCTGGACGTCCTGGGCTTCGGGGAACTGGACGTCGAAGACCTGTTGAACGGATTGGAAGACGGATTCTTCAGCTTCGGCCCGCCGCCGTCGACCGGAGCGATCCCAGACCATGGCGAGGAACCAGAACCGGGCCTGATCGACGAAGAACCAGCGGAAGAAGAAGCCGGGCCGGATGATCTTCCCGCGCCCGGCTATCATTGGGTTCTGATCTACGTCGACGCGGACGGAAACGCCTTGCCGACCGAACTTGCGGGCGATCCGCCCAGAATCCGGCCGATCCGGGATTGATCAGGGTTCGCCGACGGACGCGATCACCATTCGCCCGCCGCTTTCGTCTAGGGGCCAGCCGTCCGCGTCCCGGCGGACCGGGGCCAGCGGAAGCAACCAGACCGAAGTCGTTTCAGTCCGGCCACAAGCGCAACGATAGGTAAGGGCGAAGCACGGGTCGACCGCCCCCGCCCAATTCAGCGTTGCACCCTGACAACGCCTTCCGACATATTCCCGGAAGGCGTGGCGATGGGCTGGCGCTGCAAGGCCCAGGAAGACCAGAAGCCGCCGCACGATCAGGAACCTGACTGACCGGCGGCGATCTTTTCGGCGCGGGTCGGCTTCCGGCGGCGCTTGGGCTTGCGCCATGACGCGGCGTTCGCTTGCGCGACCGGATGGGCGGCGAAGCGGGGATCGTCCAGCGTGACGGAGTCGAGCGGCGACGAAAGAGGATCGACCAGAAGCCGCGCTTCGGCGGGCGTCATGCCAAGGTCGACGGCGGCGCTGATCTGACCGCCGACCTGAAGGGCCGAAAATTCCGGGTCGAAGCCGCTGGCGCGGGGAACATCGTCCAGCGGCGGCGGGAAGGTGGCGATCAGGTCCGCCGCGTTTTCCATGACTTCGCGGGTCGGAACGTGATCCCACGCCGGGCCGCGCCGGATATGCAAGCGATAAAGGTCCGCGACCGCGACGCGAAGCCGGTCGACGTCCGCCCCGTCGTTCGCCGGTTCGGACATTGGCCCGCCCTGAAGCTTTTCCAGAACTTCAAGCGCCCGTTGTTCCAGCGGGTTTGCGGATTGCCAGTTCAGTTCGGCGACGCGGATCGAATCCTTCAAGTCTTCGATCAGCGTCCGGATCACCTGATCGCGGGCGCCAGCGACGCGGGCGATCCGGGCCGCGATCCGGTCTTCGATTGTGCTGTCTGTCATGGCTGATCCTTCAGCGGAAAGAGGAAGCCCCGGCGACGACCGCCGGGGCTGGGGATGATCACTTCAGGGCGCCGGGCGCATAGTCCTGATTTGTCAGGGGCGCCACGGGGCAACCGCCCAGCGTCCGCTTGATCCGGGGAATGTTCATGCAAAGGTGGCGAAGCCCCATGGCCGGGCCATAGGCTTCAGACAGGGCTTCAGCTTCGGCGACGATCTTCGCATGACGGTTCGACCGGGGAAGGCAGATCGACCCGCCGGGGATCGCGATCCCGAAGTCGCAAGCGATCCCGCCGACGCCGCCTTCGATATGGACGTTCTGGCCCTGGGACTGGCCTTGGCCTTGGGCCTGACCTTGCGACTGGTCCTGACTCTGGTCTTGGGACTGATCCGGCTTCGGGTCGGGCTTGGTCGTCGCGAAGGTCGGGCCGGTCAGGATCGCGGCAACGGCAAGAGTGGAAAGAAGCGTTTTCATATGGACTCCGATTGTTGCGCGAAACCCCGCGCGGGGACTGCCGATCATCCGGCCATAAGCAAGCAACTAAGCAAGCATTGGGGCGGAATTATGGCCGAGTCAATCCCGTTTGACGATTGGCCTAGATTTTCGCGCTGGATTGGCGATAATGCCCGGAAACCAAGGGGGACCGCGTGTTTAAGATCGGAGTCAGTCTTAGGGAATACGCCCGTCGGCGGGGCGTGAGTCATACCGCCGTCGCGAAGGCGATCAGGGACGGTCGAATCACGGCTGAAGCCGACGGATCAATCGACCCCGTGAAGGCCGATCTTCAATGGGACGCCGAAACAAACCCGGCAAAGCGGCGCGGGGCTGCGCAACATGCCAGCGCCGCGACCGTCGGGGCCATGACGCGGCGCCACGATAAGGCCGTCCCAGCCGCCGCCCTGAAGGCGGTCGAAGAAGTCTTGAAGGACGTCGATCCGGTCCCGCCGCCGCCCCCTGGGACGCCACCCGGCGCCGGGAACCCGGAAGCTGGAACCTATCTTCGGGCGAGGAACGCAAACGAAGTGATCCGCGCGCAAACCGCGAAGATCAGGCTTCAGAAAATGGCGGGCGATCTGGTCGACCGGAAGAAGGCGACGAACCTAGTCTTCGAACTGGCCCGCCGGGAACGCGATTCTTGGATGAACTGGCCCCCGCGTGTCGCGGCGAACATGGCGGCGGAACTTGGCGTTGACGCGCACAAGATGGAATTGATCCTGGATCGCTTTATCCGGGGCCACCTTGCCGACCTGTCAGAACTGAAGGTCGAACTTCGTTGAACGCTGAAGTCGCGGGACAGATCGAAGAATTCGACGGCGCGAACGACATTCGCGACGCTTGGCTTCAGGGCATCGCCCCCGACGCCAGTCTGACCGTTTCGCAATGGTCGGACCTTCACCGGATTCTGTCGTCCCGTGGCGCTTCAGAAGCCGGGCCATACCGGACCGCCCGAACCCCCTACATGCGGGGGATCATGGACGCCCTGGGACCGGGCGACCCGGCGCGCCGGGTCGTTTTCATGAAAGCCGCCCAAGTCGGCGCCACGGAAGCCGGGAACAACTGGATCGGCTTCGTCATGCACCAAGCCCCCGGCCCGTTCTTGGCCGTCCAGCCGAACGTCGATCTAGCCAAGCGACTGTCGCAACAGCGCCTTGATCCGCTGATCGAAGACAGTCCGGCCTTGCGGAATCTGGTCCGGGCGGCGCGGTCGCGGGACTCGGGGAATACCACCTTCGGGAAAAAGTTCCCCGGCGGCGTCTTGCTTCTGACCGGCGCGAATAGCGCGGTCGGGCTGCGATCCATGCCCGCGCGATGGGTCTTCCTGGACGAAGTGGACGCCTATCCGGGCGACGTCGACGAAGAAGGCGACCCGATCACCCTTGCCGAAGCGCGGACGACCAGCTTTGGACACCGCGCAAAGCTATTTCTGGCGTCGACTCCGACGATCAAGGGACTAAGCCGGATCGAAAAGGAATTCGAAGTGAGCGACCAGAACCGCTATCACGTCCCTTGCCCCCATTGCGGCGCCCTTCAATGGCTGAAGTTCGAACGGTTGCGCTGGGAAAAGGGGCGCCCGGAAACCGTGGCGTATGTCTGCGAACATTGCGAAGAACCGATTCAGGAACGCCACAAAACCGCGATGATGGATGAGGCGAACGGGGCCTGTTGGCTTCAGACGGCCCCCGAAGACGTCCGCCAGAAGGCCGAAGCCGCCGGGATCGTCGGGTTCCATATCAGCGCCCTTTATTCGCCCCTGGGCTGGCTTTCCTGGGCCGATATCGCCCGCAAATGGGAAGACGCGGCGGGCGACGAAGCCAAGCTGAAGACCCTGAAAAACACCCTTCTAGGCGAGACTTGGCAAGAGAAGGGCGAAGCGCCGGACTGGCAACGCCTTTATGAGCGCCGGGAACCCCAAACCATGGGGTCGATCCCGGAAGGCGCCCTGGTCGTCACGGCGGGCGCGGACGTCCAGCGGGACCGGATCGAAGTCGACGTTTGGGCCTGGGGGCGGAACCTGGAGTCATGGCTGATAGATCACGTCGTTTTCGAAGGGGACACGGGACAGGCCGAAGTCTGGAAAGCCCTTTCGGACTTCCTGCCGACGACCTGGGAACATGCGTCCGGGGCGCGGATGGGCCTTGCGCGGCTGGCGGTCGACTCGGGCGACGGCGCGTCGACGAACATGGTCTATTCATGGGTTCGGGCGATGGGGAAGGGGCAGGTTATCGCGATCAAAGGCGCCGAAGGGTTCGACCGTTCGACGCCGGTCAACGGGCCAAGCTTCGTCGAAGTCACCGAAGGCGGACGGAAGCTTCGCCGGGGGGTCCAGCTTTGGACCATTGCGACCGCGGTCTTCAAGTCCGAAACCTATCGCTTCCTTCGACTGGTCGCGCCGACGGACGAAGAACGGGCCGAAGGCGAGGCTTTCCCAAGCGGGTTCATTCACCTTCCCGCCGGGACGACGGCGGAATGGGTCAAGCAGTTGACGTCCGAACAACTTATGACCGTTCGGTCAAAGCGCGGATATGCGAAGCTTGAATGGCAACAGATGCGGGATCGCAACGAAGCACTGGACTGTCGGGTCTATGCGCGGGCGGCGGCTTGGCTTATGGGAATCGATAGATGGGACGAACGCAAATGGGGCGGACTTGCCGCCCAGCTTGAAAAGGGGCGCAAGGAAACCCTTCCCGCCGGTCAACCGTCGCGCCCCGCGCCCGCGACGGCCCCGGCAACACCCCGGAAGCCCGGTATCCTGGGCCAGAGAAAGAAAGGCTGGTTCTAAATGGCATGGACACAAGCGGAACTTGACGCCCTGAAGTCGGCGTTCGCTTCGGGAACTTTGGAAGTGACTTTCGAAGGGAAGCGGGTTAAATATGGCGACGCAAACGATCTTTTGACGCGCATTCGTGCGATAGAAAGCGAGATCGCCGCCGGTTCCAATCGACCGCTTCCGGTCGCTGGAAAAGCGGGCTTTCGTCGGGGATAACGTATGCGTTCCAAGCCTTTGTCCGTCCGCCTGGGGGTCGTCGACCGACTGATCGGCGTCTTCGCGCCGCAATCGGCGGCGAAACGGTATGCGGCGCGAATCGCGGTCGCGAACCTGCAACGGGCCTATGACGGCGCCGCCAAGGATCGCGGGACGGGCGGCTGGCAAACGTCGAACAAAGCCGCCGACGCGGAAATCGTCCCGGCGGCGGCGCTTCTTCGGGATCGGATGCGCGATCTTGTTCGGAACAACCCGACCGCCGCCCGCGCGGTTTCCGTCCTTGTGAACAACATGATAGGGACCGGCATCCGCCCCCGCGCCAAGACCGGCAAAAAGGCCCTGGACAAGCGGATCGACGCCCTTTGGGCCGAATGGTCGGCGCAATGCGACGCCGACGGACATACGGATTTTCACGGGCTGACCGCGCTGGCGGTTCGCGGCATGATCGAAGGGGGCGAGACTTTCACGATCCGCCGCCCGCGCCGCCGGTCGGACAAGCTGGCGGTTCCGCTGCAATTCCAGATCATGGAAGCGGATCACCTGGACACGTCCAAGAACGAAGAACTTGTCGGCGGGTCCGGGCGGATTCGCCAAGGGATCGAATATGACAAGATCGGGCGCCGCGTCGCCTATCACCTGTTTCCGGATCACCCCGGCGACTCGAACCCGATCAGCGGTCGAAGCCTGACTTCGGTCCGGGTCGACGCCGCCCGCGTCCTGCACCTGTTTGAGCGCCAGCGGACCCAATCGCGGGGCGTCCCGTGGGGAACCCCGGCGCTTCGCGCCTTGCGCGACGTCGACGACTGGCAAGCCGCCGAACTGGTTCGGAAGAAGACCGAAGCTTGTCTGGTCGGGATCGTCTTCGGCGCGGACGAAGAAAACCAATCCATCGCGCCCAAGGTCGAAGACGGGCAGGGGAATGAGATTGAACAATTCGAACCCGGTCTGATCGCTTACGCGCGGGGCGGCAAGGATATCAAGTTCAATCAGCCGGGTTCGACCGCCGGGGTCTACGAATGGCATTCGGTCATGCTGCATATCATCGCGGCGGGCTGGCGCGTCCCTTACGAACTATTGACCGGCGATCTGAAGCAAGTGAACTTTTCTTCGTCGCGGGTCGGGCTTCAGGAATTCCGCCGCATGGTGGAGTCGTTCCAGTGGCAAGCGATTATCCCAATGTTCTGTCAACCGATCTGGGACGCCTTTATCGAAGCCGCCTTCACCGACGGAAAGATCGACGTCGCGAAGGCTGGCGTTGAATGGGCGCCGCCGCGCTTCGAATCCGTGAACCCGCTTCAGGACGCTTCGACCGATCTTCTAGAGGCCCGCGCCGGGTTCATATCGCCGCAACAGGCGATTGCGAAGCGCGGCTATGACCCGAAGGAAGTCCTGAAGGAATGGACGGAATGGGCGAAACTGACCGACGGGGCGAAGCTGGTCTTTGATTCCGATCCCCGGCTTGTGTCCAAGGGCGGTCAGGCCCAGGCGACCGATCCGCTGAACCTGGACCCGGACACCGGGGAACCGAAACCAAATGACGGCGAAGGCGGCGGCGACGACAAGACGAAGCCGGACGCGGAACAAGAGGACTCGAAACCATGAACAAGCCTGTGAACCAGAAGACCTTTGACCTTCCGCTGATTGGTCGCGCCGCGACGGTCAACGAAGCGTCGATCAACACCGAAGAACGGACCGTCGAAATTGTCTGGACGACCGGCGCGGTTGTCCAGCGCGTTCGCTGGGAAGGCTGGGACGACCGGATCGACTATGACGAAGAACTTCTGGTCGACGAAAACGCGATCCGGCTTGAACGCATGAACGGGCCGGTCGGGATTCCCTTCCTGGACTCGCACCGTTCCTGGGGAACCGAAAGCGTGATCGGCGCGGTCGTCCCCGGTTCGGTCCGGATCGAAGGCGGCGCGGGCTATGCCACGATCAAGCTGTCTTCGGCGCCCGGTTGCGCCGACGTCGTTCACAAGATCATGGAAAAGACGATCCGGTCCGTTTCGGTCGGATATCGGGTTCACGAATACAAGATCACCAAGAAAGAGGGCACCCGCGAACTGTGGCAAGCCGTCGATTGGGAACCCATGGAAGTTTCGGCGGTCGCAATGCCCGCCGACGCTGGCGCGGTCATTCGGTCCGCCGCCGCCGACGGCGCGAAACCCGCGCTTCACCCTTGCCTTGTCACCCGGCAAGATCAACCCGCCGTCAACCCGGCGCAAACCAGAGGAAATAGCATGACCAAGGAAAACCTTCCGGGCGGCGACGACGATCAGACCCGCGTTGCCC